ACCTGCTGACGCAATATTTGGATATTAATAATGGCACTTATGGATAAACCGCTACCTGAAGACGCTACGGATTCCGACCTCTCTGTGCCACTGCAGGAAGATGGCGATGTAGAAGAGGAAAATAGCACTTACTCTGGGGCAGTCTCTTTTATTGAGAGCCAGTATAAGCGGTCTAAAGACGCCAGAATGACTGACGAGGAGCGTTGGCTGGACTCATACCGGAATTATCGTGGAATATACTCTTCTGAAGTGCAATTCACTGAGAGTGAGAAGTCAAAGGCATTTATTAAGATCACCAAGACTAAGGTTTTGGCTGCTTATGCCCAAGTCGTAGACGTATTATTTGCAGGATCAAAGTTTCCTATTGGAATTGAGGCCAGACAGTTCCCTTCTAACGTAGCTGGGGCCGTTTCCTACAATCCAAATGAGCTAACTGACGATAAAGTTCAGAAACAAGTCGGCGTAGATTATAATGTACCCTCTAGTATCGTGCGTCCTGACATTGCCAAGGACTTAGGTCTGTACAAAGACATCCTTGAGCCGGTTAAAGATGAATTAACCCTTGGTGCCAGTGGCAGTGCGGGTTCAGTCACCTTTGAACCTGCTAAGAGAGCGGCTCAGAAGATGGAAAAGCTGATGCATGATCAGCTAGAGGAGACTGATGCCCCTAAACACCTAAGATCAGTATCATTCGAGTGCTGCCTCTTTGGAACAGGTGTATTTAAGGGGCCATTTGCCCAAGATAAGGAATATCCACGGTGGGATGAGGACGGGAACTACGACCCACTCTTTGAGACCATTCCCAAGATGGAATACGTCTCCATTTGGGACTTTTACCCAGACCCTGACGCCCGAAATATGAATGAAGCTGAGTATACCGTCCAGCGACATCGCCTTAACCGTACTCAATTGCGTACATTGAAAAAACGCCCCCATTTCCGCGAAGAGAGCATAGAAATAGCCCTTGAATACGGCTCTAACTACACCAGAGAGTACTGGGAAGACGCCTTAGAGGATGACTCCACACATTCTGACATGGATCGTTTTGAGGTGCTTGAATATTGGGGCATTCTAGACACTGAACTGGCAGAACTAGCTGACATTGAAATTCCCAAAAGTCTTAAGGATAGGGATGAGGTTCAGGTAAATATTTGGGTATGTAATGGGCAAATCCTACGCCTAGTCCTTAATCCGTTTACTCCAGCACGTATTCCCTACCTGTCTGTGCCATACGAATTAAACCCCTACTCATTCTTTGGTATAGGTGTTGCTGAGAATATGACAGATACCCAACTTTTGATGAATGGGTTCATGCGTATGGCTGTAGATAATGGGGCATTGTCTGGAAATCTAATCATCGAAGTAGATGAAACTAACCTAGTACCGGGTCAGGATATGAGTATTTACCCCGGTAAAGTGTTTAGAAGGCAGGGGGGTCAGGTCGGTGCCGCTATACATGGCACTAAGTTCCCCAACGTATCGCAAGAGCTTTTGATGATGTTCGATAAGTCTCGCCAGCTTGCAGATGAAGCCACAGGTATTCCATCATATAGCCACGGTTCTGGGGCCGTTGGAGGCGTAGGGCGTACTGCTTCAGGCATGTCCATGCTGATGGGTGCCGCTGCACAGAACATCAAGGCTGTGGTCAGGAATATTGATGACTATCTGCTGTCTCCTCTAGGGCGCAGCTTATTTGCGTTCAATATGCAGTTCAATTTCAACAAGGAATTTATCGGAGACTTAGACGTAAAAGCCCGTGGCACTGAAAGTCTGATGCGTAATGAAGTCAGAAGTCAGCGTCTCCTGCAGTTCATGCAGATGACAGCCAACCCCTCTATGGCTCCCTTCGTGAAATACGACTACATCTTACGTGAGTTAGCGTCCTCTATGGACCTTGATGAAGATAAGATACTGAATGACCCACGCGAGGCAGCTATCCAGCAGAAGATGATGGCTGAGATACAGGCCTTAATGCCTGAACAGCCACCCCAGCCGCAAGAGGCAGGGCCGCAAGGACCACCCCCAGTACAAGACCCGACAGGCAACGGTAATGGGAATATTGCTGCAGGACAGGCTCCTGAACCAGATGCCGCTGGGTTTACTGGTGGTGGCGGTGGAGCAAACGGCGGTAATGCCCCTCAGCCTCAGCAAGCACAGATGATGTAACATGGATAAGTCTTTCTGTAGATCACTACTCCTAATGGTAAATACCAAGGAGACATTCTCTCTTTTAAAGTCCTACGCAGATGCAAGGATTGAGCAACATCTTATCCAATTAAGCATTGAGACTGACATGGATAAGATCAAACGCATTCAAGGCGCAGTCGCGGAATTACGCCGCATTAAGACACTTAGAGATGAAGTTATTAAGGGGGCCGAATAGTGGACCTGTACGATTATATGTTTGGTGACGATAAAGATACTGAAACAGATGACATGCTTCAGGAAGATGAACCATTTCAAGGGTTAGACTCCTTTTTCGGATTAGATACCCCTAGCGTGAAGGTGGGAGGTTTTTCGACTAAAAACGCTCCAGCCCCTACCCCTGACTTAACTCCCATGACTGCCAAAGAGCTAGGAAGTCTAGCCTTGGACTTCACCCCAATTATTGGAGATATAAAAGGCGGCTACGAAACTGTGCAAATGATCCAAGAAGAACTGGATCGTGAAAATCCTAATTATTATCTTATAGGCGCACTTGGGGGGTTAGGAGCCGTAGGCACTATTGTAGGACTAGTCCCTGCTGTCGGTGATGTGGCACAAAAGGCTATCATGTCCGGTGCTAGGATGGCGGCTGAGAAAAGCGGTCAGCTTGCTGGAGAGATTACTGGTACAGCTAGGGCAGTAAGAGATGGCGACTTAGACTTTATACGAGGTCGAGGTGCCCCTGCCGAAAGCCAAAGTATAGGGGCAGATGTCACCAGAAAGCCTGTAGATAAAGCTCTCATGTCAGAGTTAGACCCAGTTAGACAGACTAGCTCAAAAGGATTTTATAAAACCAAAGCCCCAAATTACGTGGAAGATATTGAGGTTGATGTAGAGGATCAAGGACTACTAATACCGGAAAACCCCATAACAATAGATGAATTAGAAAACACTGACCTAATTCCCTTAATAGCTGACAGAACTCAAGCAGGTAAAAATCTTAAGGGAGTTAAAGGCGGGGCAAAAGATTATGTGTTTAATAATCCAGTAGACCTACAGGGTGGTCGGGGGTTTATGAGATATCCTGATACTGGAGCGTTTGCTTCTATGGACGATGTAATGCAAACCCAAGCAAACTTGTCTAAAAAAATAGCAGATGCAGGGGGAGACCCTAGATTAGTGCATATGTCTATGTCTCCTGAAGGCGGCGATTTTAGTACTATGATGAGTGACACTGTCATGGAAATGATGGATCAATCTGACATTGCCACTAAAGATGTGAAGGCGTTTGATAAGTGGGTCAGGACTAATGTTAATGCCGATTTTCCCGGCATAAGGGACTCAAAAGCCAAAGAGTTTTTGAACACAAAAGTCCCCGGTACTCGTAGACAACTAGTATGGAAAAAATTAGACGGGCCAGAATTTGCAAATAAAGGGTTTCCTGTAATGGGAGATGCCAGAGTAGCGATAACGGTTCCAGAATTACTTACTACTCCTTCCATGCAGGGAACTTCTGTATCAAAGGTTGATACATCAGGAAGACTTCTTGGTGGCCCTATGAGACCTCACAACACTTACTCTGCCCAAGTTGGACCCACAGGGGCTGAAGGTTATGTGGGTGAGCTTGAGGCTCTGCCTTATGAAATAATTATGCGTGATTTCTTCGATAGAAGACGGGCTGATGGCACTAAGGCAGGGTCCGATCAGCGGTCTCTTCAAATGGACGGCTCTTTTAGTCAACGGGCTGATGCTCAATTAATAGAAGAAGCTAATCAATATTTAGAAATCCAAGATTTAGCAGAGCGGGAAGCCTTTAGAAGAAATATACCTGAACAAAGGCAAGAGCGTAAAACATATAGTTTTGGGGATAATGGAGGTCCACCTTTAGATGACCCCGCTATAGATGCCCAGATGTCCACGGCATTTGTTGATGAGCTTGGTATTGGGACAAGCCAGTTTAATATAGAGAACCCAGACAAAGTTCTTAAAAATCATACTTTAGATGATCTTGAGGCTATTGATCTTTCTAGAAGTACTGCAGGAGGGCCGAGTAAAAACCAAAAGATTAATGCTCCTGTAGAGGAAGGTGCTGAAAAATCTATCCGGTTAAACTTAAGTTCTAAAATAGACCCTGATGGACCTCCTGCGCCCTTTAATCGCCTTCAGACAATACACCCTGTAAACTCTAAAGGTAATCCTGTGTACGGCACAGCAGAGTCCTATATGCCAGCCGTAACAGTGGAGAACGGGACGTTTCACGTAGATCAGAAAAAAAGACGATCTATAGCAGAAGATGGCCTAAAAGTACCTGCGATGTCAGTGCAAGGTAAATTTACTTCTCAGCGCAATGTCTTGAATGAGATGGATGATACTGTAGTAGAGATTGGTATTAATCCTAAAGACAAGCACCTGTTTACCGACATGAAAACAGGACAGGCGGTCAAAGGTTTTGATATAGCGACAATCTACAGAGATAGAGTTTACGCTAAGGGAGTTACCTTTTGGAAGAAAGCAGAGGCTCCAGAACCTCTATCTGCAAAAGGTGAAAATCCTATTACCAATCAAGTAAGATTTAAGATGAACCGAGGCGGTTTCGTTACTGCCCCACAGTAAGACCGTAATCATAAAATCGTTTTTTGCCTGTAGGATTAGTACCCAAAGCATTATCCAGCATTTGCTCTATCAACTCTATATGAAGTTCTGACTTTGCAGGAATAGCTGTTGTCTCAGGCAAAGCATATTTAACAGCCCGATAGATTTCATCTAATAGACGCTCTTTGTTTTCAAGATCAAGTTCATCACTCATACCACTTATCTAATGCCTTAACTAAGGTATTTCAAGGACAAACAATGGACCCTATTCTAGAACATCACTTTTATAATATGGCATTAGGCGGTCTGGCTACCGCTAACAAAGGTATTACAACGCCAGAGGGATTAGACATGGCAAATAAAAAATTTCAATTAGACGATAAAGAAGCCGACACTAACGGAGATGGCAGACTAACCCCCCGTGAGAAAGAAGTCGGGAAGGCAGTTCAGCGCAATGTAGCCCCAGAAGTTACAGACGATGAAAAGGTGCAGATGAGCCACGGTGGTATGGCTAACTCTTGCGGTGATGGCATGATGGACGGCCTCATGGGCTTCGACGGTGTTTCAGGTAATCCCATTCCAATCGGCTCCAACGCAGAAAATGTTCGTGATGACATAGACGCCAAGCTGTCCACTGACGAGTATGTCCTGCCAGCCCATGTAGTGAAATGGCACGGCCTCAAGCACATCCAGAGTATGCAGACTGAAGCGGAGATGGGCCTGATGTCCATGCAGATGGAAGGCCTTATTCAGGAAGTCGGCGGTGAAGAAGACGAGTATGAACATCACATGATGTACGACCCGAAAACGGGCGAAGGTAGGATGACTAAATCCTATGACGATCATTTGGATTTGAAAAACCAAGGCTGGGGTCACGAAAGTGAAACGGAAGCCGAAGCATCCGAAGAAATTTACTTCCCAGAGGGAGTAGATGTCGAAGTCGCTACCATAGAGGTGGACGATAAACTTGATGACGAGGACGATACTAAGAAGTTGAAGCCGAAGACATCTAAACTGCCCAGTATGCTTAAGTCTAATTCTTTCGCATTTAGGGTTTAATAGTGGATACCCAGCATAGCTGGACCCGTAAGAGGTATTAATGAGTAAATATAAACGCGCAGCCGATGAAGATAATGAGATGTCATATTCACAAGAGGTGGCACAAGTTTCTGCAGAACCTGAGTTAGATGCTGAAGAGGAAAGCTACAAAAAACGCTATCAAGATATCCAGCGCCACATCCAGACTGTGCGCAATCAAAAAGATGAAGAGTTATCCTCTGTTAAGGCTCAACTTGCTGCAGCCACTCGCAAGCAGATTAAGTTTCCGAAGACAGATGAAGAGGTAGAGGCTTGGGCAGGTAGATACCCAGATGTTGCTAAGATCGTTGATACGATTGCACGTAAACGGGCGAATGAGGCTTTAGAAGAGGGCGAGAAACGCCTTGTGCAAGTCGAAAAGTTCGAGAAGTCTCTGCACCGCCAGAGTGCAGAGCAAGAGCTAACTAAATTGCACCCAGACTTTTCAGAGATACGACAAGACCGCAACTTCCATGAGTGGGTCTCCCTGCAGCCTACCGCCCTGCAAGACAGTGTATATAAAAATAATACAGACGCTAAGTGGGCCTCTAGGACCATTGACCTGTATAAGTCAGACAACAGTAAAAGAAAAAGTAATGGCAAGTCTGCAGCCCAATCTGTGGGTCGTACATCTGCCTCTGCACCCTCTTCTGGAAACAAAGCAGATTTCTCAGAGAGTATGGTTAATAGAATGACTGCAGACGAGTACGAAGTTAATGAGGAAGCTATTATGGCTTCTATGAAATCCGGTAAATTTTCATATGATATTTCCGGTGGAGCACGTTAATTACACTCACTATATTTACATACTTAAGCACTTAACTATTGCATAAGTAATCTCAATGTGCTACAATGAGTTCATTGAACATTTAAGATGTCGGACACTTTAAAAGTATACCCCTCATCTTACCCTCCAGATAATAAATCTTCAGTTCACCAGTATCCTTAGACCCGCTTATGCGAAACTCTGGGGAAACTGCCACTAAAGTTCAATTGTCTGATCTAGCTGCTTTTACAATTAGAGTATTACTAACGCCATTATAGGCGATTTCTAATTGTATTAGTTAACTTACAGCCATTTCATTCAGGAGAAATAATAATGGCATTCCAATCCGCAACAGGACATGGCAACCTGCCCAATGGCGCGTTCAGTTCTATAATTTATAGCAAAAAAACCCAACTTGCGTTTAGAAAGGCCACCGTAGTAGGTGACATTTCCAACACTGATTACTTTGGCGAGATCAATGCTCAAGGTGACACAGTTCGTATCGTTAAAGAACCTGAAATTTCAGTGAGTTCGTATGCCCGTGGCACCACGATTCAACCACAAGATTTAGACGATGAAGACTTCTCTCTGGTTGTAAATAAGGCTAACTATTTCGCCTTTAAGATGGATGATATCGAAAGCGCACACTCGCATATCAATTTCATGGATTTGGCTACGGATCGTGCAGCTTATCGTTTGGCTGACCAGTTTGACCAAGACGTTCTTGGTTATCTCTGTGGCTTCAAACAGTCTGAAATTCATGGTTCGGCAGATACAGCCAATACCACAGCCCGTGGTGATAAGGCTGTTGCAACTGCTGGTACGGATGAATTGCTCACCAGCATGAAACTACGGAAAGATAGCTTCGGGAATATTACTACAAGTTCCGCTGCTGATCATTCCATTCCACTAGCAGCACGTCTGCCCGGTGCGACTGCACTACCAACAGCTACAGCATCACCAGCAATGGTCGTTGCTCGTATGAAACGTCTGATGGATCAGCAGCAAGTTGATAGCCAGAATAGATGGCTGTGTTGCGATCCGGTGTTCATGGAACTCCTCGCAGACGAGGATTCACGATTCATGCAATCAGATTGGGGCGAGTCTGGTGGACTCCGCAACGGACTGACCTTGAAGAACTTCCACGGTTTTCGTGTGTACACTTCAAGCAATCTTCCAGCGGTGGGTACTGGTGCAGGAACATCTGGTACTGCCAATCAGACTGCTAACTTCGGCATTATCGTAGCTGGTCACAACTCGGCGGTTGCTACTGCAGAAACCATTTCGAAAACTGAGACTTACCGTGATCCAGACTCATTTTCGGACATCGTGCGCGGGATGCAAGTCTACGGATCGAAGATTCTTCGTCCCGAAGCACTCGTAACCGCCAAATATAACGCCGCTTAAAGGAGGACTGATAAATGGCACTTGGTGA